AAAACAAAACTTCATAAGTTCGCAAAGCTTAATAAGAGCGAGGGATTTTATAGGATGGGACGAGAAAGTTATTAGATACACTGATTGGGATTTATGGCTTAGGATGGCGAGAGAGGGTAAAAAAGGCGTATATATACCAGAAACTTTATTTGTCGCTTATTATTCACCGGACGGCGTGAGCCTTCGTGGAAACAATGACCGTAAATATTGGTTTGACTATGTTAAACAAAAAAATGAAATTTGCTGACATAATTATCCCCCATCATAACAGGCACGATCACTTAAAGAATTGTCTTGAGTGTATTTGCCTAGACTACTTTAATATAATCATAGTTGCGGGTGGATCATTCGCCGAGAATTGCAACAAGGGGGCTAAAATAGCCACTGCAAAAGACTTAATCTTTCTAAATGATGATACACTGCCAACAAACGATATTTTGCTAGAAATGGCAACAAGAAAAGATGACATTGTTGGTATAGCGCAAGAAATGTCAGACAGAGCGGGTACAGTGTATGGCATAACTTTTAAAAACGGAAAAGATGACTTCGCATATACCCCGCAAGAGGTTGATATTCCTTCAGGTTTTTGTTTTAAGATAAGGCATAAGGCGTGGAAAGAGTTGGGAGGATTTGACGAGAGATTTAAAAATGGAGGAGAGGACACTGATTTGTTTTTGCGCGCATATGCGCACTATACTTTTTCATATTTAAAAAATCCTATAAAACACGAGCATTCACAATCTAAAGGGAGATTTGACAGTTTGAGCGAAAATAGGTTATTATTAAATAAACTTTGGACACAAGAAAAAATAAATATAACCCTAAAAAACAAAAAGAAAACATGAAAATTTTGGTATTGCCAAACAATATGCACAATAATTGTTTTGGCGTTAGAAATGCACTTCCTTGTAAATATTTAGAAAAGCTTGGGCATGAAGTAAGGTTTGAAATGTCAGTCAAAACTTACTTTCATCAAGGATTGGGGCGTAAAGTCTTAGACTCAACCCTTTTTGATTGGTGTGATGTTTTGGTATTAAATAGGCATTATGAAATTGCCCCGCATATTCTAGGCGGTATTATGAAGTATTGTAAGGAAAACGGTAAAAAAGTTATTTATGAGACTGATGATTTACTTGAGGCGGTAGATACGCATAACCCTTGCTTCCATGATGTGAAAAAACACTTGAGCGTTGTTGTTTCCATGATGAGCAACGCTGATATTTGCACAACAACAACGGGAAATCTAGCGAAAGAGCTTAAAAAATGGAATAAAAATGTTTCTGTTTTGCCTAATTGCATTGATCCGGATGATTGGGAGCTAAGAAAAGATGGAAATAAAAAGGTTAGGGTTGGATGGGCTGGCGGTACAACGCACATTGTCGACATGATGATTGTGATTGATGTTATTAAGCAACTTAAAAAAGAATTAGATTTTGAGTTTGTTATTTTTGGATTAGCACCCTTGCAGTGGAAAGAACACATTGAAAAAAGAAAAGAAGACTATAAAAAAGGAATAGAAAGAGGTGAAACACCAACAGACTTTTATTTAAAAACTCTTGAATTAGACGCTTTATTTCAAGGATTAGATTTTGAGCATCACGCTTTTGTTGAATTAAAAGACTATAATAAAAAACTTTCCGAGTTGAATTTGGATATTGGAATTTGCCCACTTGAAGACACAAGATTTAATATTTGTAAGTCTGCGCTTAAATTCTACGAGTATGCGATGGTTGGAACGGCTACACTAGCAAGCAAAATTGATCCTTATAAAAACGAGGTAGGATATACGGCTAAAAATAGATTTAATGATTGGTATAAAAAACTTAAGGCTTTAATAATTGATAAAGACCTAAGATTGACATTGACAGCACAACAAAGAGATTGGGTATTGAAAAACAGAAACATTAAAAACAATGTCAAGGATTGGGAAAAAGTATATGGCAGTTAAACACCCTAAAATTGGCATCGCACGCTTTGCACATAAATTTGATATTCACGATTGCAGAGTTGGTTTTGTGCGGGTTGGATATTACGATTGGAACACCAACGGAAAAACAAAAAGCGTTAAAAAACAAAATAACTTTAAACCAAGGCAATGAGCGTATATACAACAAAATCACAAATTGAGGATTATTTGGGTATTGAAATATCAGAAGAATTAGACGCAAGGGTTGGAGTTTGGATAAAGCAGGTTTCAAAGTATATTGATAACTACACCGGGAGAGAATTTGGGAGCGAAAAACTTTTAAAAAAATATGATGGAAATGATGATTGTTATATTGATATTGATGACATAGAAACAATTGATAAGCTATGGTTCGTAACATATGACAGCACCGCTGACGCTGGAACTCGTGAAATACCAAATTCTTACTTTTATCTTTATCAAAACGACGATCCAAATAAAAAACCATATAATAAGATTGTCTTAAATGGAAGAAACGCCTTTTATTTTCCAGAAGGAAACCAGAACATATGGGTATTAGGAGATTTTGGATATGAAAGCGTACCGGAAGATTTACAACTCGCTTGCACAAAACTTGTTGCTTCTTTTATGAAAACAGGGATTGATGGCGGGAATATTGTTAATACTTTCACTGAAGGCGATTTATCTATTAGTTACGGATCATTTGATAAGGCTTTATCTCGTGATATTTCAACGCAACTTGTTTTAGATTACTATAAGCGAAAGCATAAAATTGAGTCTATTAAAATAAAAAAACGATGAATTTGCCACACATAAACGCCACACTTGACCAATACCGAAGGACGGCGCAACAAGACAATAAAAAAGAGGATGTTTTGGTTCAGGAAGGAATTGACGCCTTTATTTCTGATAGTGGCACAACGGCGGATCATCAACAAACTTATTTGATATTGATGAATGTCGGAGACTTGACGGCTGACATTAACCCCGACACCGATTCTTTTTATGATGGGCTAAGTACTTATAAAGTGGCTAATTCAGCAAAAAAAACTTATCATTATCAATTAAGAGCGGTTAAAAAAATATGAACGTTAAAATAACGGCTAAGGGATTAGGGGATGTTTTGAGGGTATTTTCCGACTTAAACGCTAAAAAAGAGTTTTCAGATGCAGCGAATATTGCTATAATTGAGGTGAGAAAATATGCCATGGTTGAGGTTCCAGTTAAAACTGGAAACTTGCAACGATCCCACCTTTTAAATCCATCAACTCAATCAACACAACACGCCGAACTTTACACCGATTTAGAGTACGCTGTCCCAGTCCACGAAGGGCATAGAATCGTTGCTTGGGGAAACGATACTGGAAGGTCAAAGGCTCCGAATAGATGGATGGAGCGCGCAGTCGACAGAGCAACGCCAGAGATAAACAGAGTATTTTTTGAGAAAGCCGAAGAAGTAACAAAAAGATTTCAAAACAATGTCTAAAATAAACACAATTCACAACGAAATAATATCTTTGATAACTGAGGATGTAACGGGTATAAATACAACCTACACCGAAAAACCGAAAGAGATGGACGAGGAGAAATTGCCCGCCCTTGTTGTTTATTTTGATAGCTTTGATGATGTATTTTCAACAAATATTTCTAATAACAGAACTTATAATTTCGTTGTGGATATTGTGTATGATAAAGAGAATTTAGATACTTCCAGAACAGTTACCACAGATTTACTTTATGATATAATTGAAGTGCTAGAAAAACGGTCAAATCTTTCATTATCCGGCAATGTAAATTATACAAAACCGATAAAATGTAAAAGAGTTGAGGATTATTTTGTTGGAGGTAAGCACTATTTAGCCTATTCGATATCTTTTAATTTAATTTCAAACGAAACTATAAACTAATGCCACACATTCAAAGATTGGGAGCGCTGGGCTTAGGAGTAGAAGCGGTGGCGGGCACTGCTGTTACGCCTACCCATTGGGTTCAATTCTCAAACGCACCAAAAGTCAATGATAAATTTGACTACCAAGATATAACAACCGCACGGGGTCGTGTCGAAAAATCCCAAGATCACAAGTTGATGAAAACTTCAGGAGAAGGAAAGTTTGCTTGCATTTTAGATGAGGACTTTGTCGTTTTGCCTTTTGGTTTAACTTTAGGGACTGTCGCAAGCGCAAGCGCAGGCGGTGGATTTTATGAGCACACAATCACGATTAAAAATGATAACACGCCAAAAACTGCAACTTGCATTATCGATCGTGTTCAAGATATTCGTAAATTTACAAATTGCGTTATTGAAAACCTTTCTTTGAAGGTCGGAGATAGCTTTGTTGAGATGGACATTGATTTCAAAAGTAAGGCGTCCGCTACTGGGACAGCTTCTGAAAGCTACAACGAGGTTACACGATACACCTTTAAAGAGATGAGCGCACAATTTGGGGCTGATGTAACGGCTGCAGAATTGGAGAGTGCCACACCTTTAAGCGGAATGGATTTGAAGATTAAGCGCACGGTAGAAATGACATATCAGACAGGTTCAAACGATCCAGCGAAAATCAATCATGGAGTTTTAGAAACTTCCGGTAATTATTCTTTGCTTTTCGATAGCACAACCGAACGGGATAAATACCTCGCAGACACAATGCAAGCGGTTATTTTAAAATTTACAGACGCTACAGGAAATTTTGTTAAAATCACAATTCCTAAAGTTAAGTTAAACAATTGGGATCCTTCCAATGACATGGACAAAATTGTTTCTCAATCTTCTGACTTTGGGGCGCACTATGACGCAACAACTGGAGAATCAATTAGAGTTGTTGTAAAAAACAAAATCGCAAGTTATTTAAATTTCTAGTTTAACACAAAAAGAAAATGCCAAAATTATCAACCGCCTTTGAAAAGGTAAAATTTACTTGTCCATCTTATGAAGGATCTGAAATTTTAATCAGGAAAAATTTAACAGTTGGAGACTTAATGGAACTTGAGAAAGAAGAGAAAGGATTTGAGCACAGCGTGGCAATGTTGGAGCTTTTAATAGAAGAGTGGAATTTCAACGATGAATCGGGATTGCCGTTGCCAATAAGTCGTGAGAATATCAAGAAATTTCCTTTCGTTGATATAACTGCTTTGTTGCAATTTGTTAATGAATTTCAAAAAAAAAGAGACTTAGAGAAGACGAAATAGTTAATGCTTTAAGGGGGCGTGGAAGCGTCCCCTTAAAAATACAAGTGGTGTACATGGCTAAATATTTTAATTGTAGCCCAAGAGATATTTTAGAATTAGAAGAAGCAGACTTTTTAGATTATTTAAAAATAATAAATTGCCAAAATGTCCTCAACCAGTAGAGTAGTATTTGTGATGGACGCAACTGATAATGCGTCGGGAACTTTCAAGATAATTGAGGGGTCTTTAAAAAATCTACAAACAGCTACAAGTAACGCAAGCAAAGAATTTAAAACCGCAAGTGATACTTCAAGCGGTTTTTTTGGCGGTATGATAAAGTTTAATATTCTAACAAAGGCAACTGAGGCGTTTATTAGCATGGGCAAGGCAATGATTGATAACTCTTCTCAAATGGAGCAAAACAAGATAGCCTTTGAGACTATGCTTGGAAGTGCGGAGCAAGGGCAAATAATGCTAAAGAAATTATCAGACTTTGCAATGAAAACGCCTTTTGATATGCCACAAGTAGTGGAGGGATCAAAAAGACTTTTAGCCATGGGGTTAGATGCGCAAGCGGTTATTCCTTCTTTCGAAATGTTGGGAAACATAGCCGCAGGTGTAGGGCGTGAGAAATTGCCACAATTGATTTTAGCTTTTGGTCAAGTAAAAACAGCGGGACATTTGACGGGTATGGAATTAAGACAGATGACTGAGGCTGGTGTTCCTTTGCTTGAAGAATTGGCGGTAAAAGGTAAAAAGTCGATGAGTAAAGTTAGGGAAGAAATGGAGAAAGGTAAAGTTTCTTTTGAGGATGTGCAAGGAGTTTTGAAAGATTTGACAACCGGGACAGGAAGATTTGCAAACTTGATGGAAAAGCAAGTCGCATCATTGGGCGGTCAACTTTCAAACATGCGAGATCACTTTTTCCGATTGGGGAATGCTGTTTTGGGAGTGTCCGAGACTGGCGAGGTTATCCAAGGAGGATTTTTTGATATTATACGAGAAAATGTTTTTTCTATAAATGAATTTTTGCAAAATAACAAAAGAGATATTGTGCTTTGGGGAAGTGCATTTGTAAATTCTTTCGTAGCGGTTGGAAAGACTGTTTGGAATGGTGCGCAAATAATGGTCAAGGGATTTGCTGGAATAGCTAGCGCATTAAACGCTTTGGCTCAAGATGCGGCGACTACCATGGGGAATTTTATGAGGGGGGATTTTACGGCTACGATGGCAAACACTGACGCCGTTATTGCCGATTTTTCGCAAAATATCCAAGGTGACTTTTTAGATATGGGCGATGCGTGGAATACTGCCATGTCATCAGTGGATTATACCGTTTCAGCTTTAAATAAGCCGATGGGTGAATTGACA